TAGTATCTTTAAATTTCTTAGCCATCCCATCTAGCTTTCGTTCCTCTTATATCGTAGTGTACAAAAGAATCATATAATCCTAAGCCACCTTGTAACATATCTCCTTTTTCAATCAAAAGCTCTATTGTAGTATGTACAGCCAATGGACTCATTCCTTTGACTACAATATCGGCTGCTCTGCCCATGACATGCTGCGACTTCTTAGAAGAGCCTTTTATAGATGCATTGTACTCTTCTGATCTATAACCAGAATTAATAGTTATTGGTTTGCCAATATAATTTCTAAGTATTTGTAATTGATTTGCAACTTTTACTACATTATGATAGATAGCAATATTCATTTCTGAACCATCGTTGCAATCAAACTCTTCTTTAGTAAAGTTTTTTGTCATTGTATTTTTTATTTAATAATATTTTAAATAGAAAAAATAGTAATGTAATAGTTAGTAGATTTATATGTGTTTCTCCACACATACCAGTTAAATGTTTTATAGTTTCTAACATTATTTCTTTTTGTTTAAAATCCACCATTTTTGCAAGGTGTAAAAAATTGTTATAAGCAAAAGCACAATTTTTAGTATTATGTCTATATCTGTTAGAGATAAACCTAGACTCCCCATATTTATAAATAATGTTTTATAATCTTGTATCATTTTTTATCTAGCTCTTTAAGTTTACTTATTGCCCAATTTACTCCAGCACTTCCTCCCCAAGCATCCCACATCAAACCACCACACCCTTCTGAATATGGAACATCTTTATGCTGTTGATGTCTTTTAAAAGAAGCCATTCTTGAAATAGTATCTCTTGATAAAGGAGATTTAGATGCTATCATATTGGCTCTTTTTTTGCCAGTAGCTTCTCCACAAGAACCCCATCCGTTTTTTTCTACCCACTTTAAAACTCTCTTTGCATTATTAACTGCTCCTTCAGGATAGTCGTTATAGCTTTCTAGTTCTACAGCACTACCTTTAAAAGCATCGTAACAAATAGCTATAGCTTCAGATTGTTTATGATAGGGAGTAAGCATAGGAATGCATCTTGACATAAAATCCTTTTGGCTTTCTGCTGCTTTACGTTTAGGAATCGGCATACTTATAACCTGTAAATTGATGACATCCTTCTCCTTCTACTTTAACCTCAAACTCTTTCCAATCTTTGTTGTATTCGTGCCAAAGCACATCTACTAAAAATCCTTGCTCTCTTAACCCAAGTTTTGCATAAAGATTTGGAGTAGATTCTCCTTGTTCAATGTAATCTAAAGCCATTGTTTTATTAGGAAATACATATTTCCCTACCTTTGGTTTTTGTGATTTACTCTTCTTCTTTGTCATCTGTTTCTTCTTTTGGTATAGATTCATTTAAGATTTTAACGATCTCCTGTGCTTGAGGTAAATAAGCAATTGGCAAAGAATTAATAACCTGATTTACTTTTTGAATTTGTTCCTGTGTAATTGTCATAATAAATTAATTTTTATAGTTTATATACTATAAGTAAGACAAACTTTGAAAGTGTGGTTATATTATTCTTCTACTGGTGGAACAGGTTCTCCTACTACTAACTGAATAGAAGAAGGGTTTATCTCTTGTTCTATTTGTGCATCAAGACCAGCTTTTAAAGAAGCTACTTGTTCTTCTCCCATTGCTGATTCTACCCAACCTTGTACTTGTGCTTCTGTTAAGTCTGCAAAAGGAATAAAGTCAGATATATCGCTTACATCCAAGCTTTGTGTTCCATAGCTAGAAGATTGATATGCTTCTCCCTCTGGATTTAATTGGTCTGATACTGCTAATAAATTCCAATGTACGTTATAAACGACATCAGCATAAGCTCCATCTTGTGGGTAAGCATCTACTACTTTGCAATTCCAAGTGTAATTAATCATAATTTTTATTTTTATTTATTTATTGTTATTTATTTTTTTTCGCATTGACATTCTAATGCTTCTAATTTTGCAGATAGTTCTTGTATTGATTTAACTAATAAAGGAACAATTTTAGAGTAATCTACTGATTGCATTTCTTCTGCATCTTTTTCTCCTGATACTGCTTGTGGTAATACTTCTTCTAACTCGTGAGCCATAACACCATAAGACCTAGAATCATCTGCTTTCCATTTATAGTCGTAAACAGGTATTTTAGAAACTAAATCTAAACCTTTGAAGTCTTGTAAATCTTCTTTCAATCTATAATCTGAAGTTGTGTTGTAAGCAGTTGCAGAAGCACCAGTTGATATTGAACCAACTTCAGCACCATTTTTACCAAATCTTATTTGTTTAATATTAGCAGTATCATCTCTACATAAATTAATATAACCATTACCTATTTCAGTACTATTGAGGTCTGCTAAAGTTCCTTGACCTACAGCAGCGCTAGTTCCTTTTAATAATTCGCCAACCGAAGTTAGTCGCATTGTTTCTGCGCCAGTAGTGTGAAAAATCATAGGTTTTGCTACTCCAGATGATACAGAAGAACCTATTTGAAATTCTGTATTATTATTAACAAAATATGCTTGTGCATTTGTAGTAGTTGAAGCTCCTGTAAATTCTATAGCTCCAGTTTCTCTAACACGCAGTCTTTCTATGCTGTTTGTAGCAAATCTTAAAGGGTTATTAGTATGTTGCCAAATATCAAAATAACCTGTTGAATTACTATATTCAACCCAAGATTTAAAGGTAGTACCTTGAAGAAAAGCTAAAGTTTCAGTACCACTTGCATTTTCATTGTTTATTCTTATTCTATGATTTGTTGCGCTATTACCAGCAACTTCTAAAACATCATTCGGACTCGAAGTACCCACGCCCAAATTCCCTGAAGCATCTAGCCTCATTTTTTCTGAACCAGAAGTTGCAAATTGAATGTACCCTGCTTCTCTATTTTTTATAATAAGGTCGTTATCATACATTACAATTTCTGAACCATCAGTTATTGTAGTTCCACTTGATGATGTTTGTAATTTTAACGTAGATGCAGTAGTTCCATAAACGTTTAAAGCAGTTCCATCGCCAACAGGTGTCGAAGTACCCAGACCCAAATTCCCTGAAGCATCTAGCCTCATTCTCTCGCCTACTGCACCAGAAAGAAATATTAAATTAGAATTAGTTGAACCTGTTGCTCCACTATTATATAATTGAAAACCATTTGTATTATCAACATTGTTTAACGTAAGTACTTTATTAGACTTTATTGTAACACTTCCATCAAAAGTTGAGTTTCCAGAACTGTCTAAAGTTAAAACTTCGTTGTTGTTTGTACCAAATCTTAAAGCATTTCCATCTTGTGTTCCAATACCAAATGTAGCTCCTGTACTTTGTATTATACTCGCTCCAGCTCCCAAGCCAAATCTAGCACTACCTGAAGAACCAACATATATATTTTGTGTGCCATCAGTAACTATTAAATTAACAGCCGAAGCTTTTTGTATTGTTACATTATCTGAAAATACTCCATCTCCTGTTACTGATATACCTGTGTTTGTAGTTTCAAACTTTTTTGAGTTGCTGTGAAATAAATCAACAGAACCACCTTCAGTAGCAGTTAGATAATTTTCTCCATTTGATGCCCATAGTCTTAAATTTGTTCCTTGTAATCTTAATTCTCCTGTGCCATTATCTACAATTCTACTATTACTACCATCGTGATAAATTTCTAAATCTGAAGAAGTTCCATAAATAGATTTTACATTGTCATTATGAATAGTATTACCAGTCATTGTACCACCAGCTAAAGGAAGGAAAACTCCTGTACCTCCACCAGTTACAAAGTTTGCTGGTGTTATTTGAACATTCTCTGCTCCATTATACCCTACAATGTGAGATACATCACTAGTGTCAGTTTTTAGTACAAATTCGCTAAATTTTTTATTTGCCATTTTATATTATTTTATATTATTTTATTGAAATTCTGTTATTATAAATTCGTTATTCGCTTCTGTAAGAAGGTAATCTCCATTCTCTGCTATTATCTCAAAGAATGCAGTAGGTGTACAATCTACATATGGCTTATAAACCAATCCCCAATTGACAGTATTATCGCAAACTCCATCTCCCCACCAAGTTATACCAGTCGGCTTTATATATATGCTTCCCCACATTTATTTATTTTTTTTATTTTGTAGTTTATAACTACGTTCCACGTATTGTTTTCTGTCCACATATTCTAAATACCTTTTTAGTTTTACAATATTTTCTTTTTTTTGTCTATATCTTATAACACCCATCCACCAAAATCTGAGTTAGAAGTATCTGGATAAGTATCATCTTCTGTGTTAGAATTATACTCTGGATACGTACTTTGATTATATACCATAAAGTCTATAAAATTATTTGTGTAAAATTGTGCTATATCTCTATACTTTTCTACTAAATAATCTACCTCTTCTTTATCTACTGTTAATGCATTCTCACTCTGCCCTTTAAAAACTCCTTTTGCACCTACTGTGTATGCAGCAAATGGCATGTAACAAACTAATGCCCAGTATATTGTCATAGGCTTAACGTATGTTTCCAGTAATGTCTTATATGCTGAATTAGCTGGTAAATCAATAGTACCAGCAATTATTAAATCTTGCAATTTCTCTAAAAGCTTAGTACCTAAATAGTTTTGTATTTCTGTATCTTGTGCAATCTCCACCATATAAATAAATCGGTCAGGATCGACAGAGCCAGAAAGCACAGAGTACCTTTTAATATCTTTAGTTGTTATAAATAATGCTTTTGCCATGTCTTATATTATATTGGGTATGCTCCTCTGTTTGGCATATTTTCTGGTGCAATTCCAGCTTGTTTAGAACCACTAGGGTTTTTCATATAACTCTTAGGAATAGTTTTAGTTTTCTTATAGTTCCCTAAATTCTCTGATGGCTCTGTATTGCTTTCTAGTCTATATAAAACCTTTTTCCATTTATGTCTGCAATAGATACCACCTTTGAACTTAAACAAGTCGTAAGATTGTCTATTATGCCCTAATTCTCTATTTACTCCTTCTCTCGATGCTCTATCAATATCTTCTATAGTCCATACAATACCAGCATTAGCCATATTCATCATGTTTCTACAAAAATCCCTTTTTGTTAAACTTGGCTTTCTTGAACCTACAGCGTATGTATATCTAATTTTATACAATCCGTTTTTAGAATCTAAATAACTATATGAGCTACCTTTTTTCTTAGAAGTAATCTCATCTTTTAATCCAAGTAATCCTTTAACCTTAGATAGAGTGCTTTTTTTCTCTTTGATTAAATAGTTTGCCCAATCTTCATTCGCTACATCATCTTCAGCATCTAACTCATCAACAAAAACATAATCATCCGACATTTTAACACCACTATCAGCTAAAGAACCTAGTACGTTTTTTGTTTCTTCCTCATTCATTTTTATAGGAACGCAATTAGGAACTTTTTTACCATTTTTAGTTTTCATTCCATATTGCTCATATCCAGCTTGACAAGGCTTTTTTAAATCTACTGCTTCATCATGTGAATCGCATGGCATATACCAAACCTCTCCATCTTCTTCGTGTTCATGGTAGCCTTCGCATCCCTGTTCTAATGCTTTTGCTTCTGCTTCTTCAATCGTTTTATAAACCTCTTGACCATCAATCATTTTAAGATTAACCTTAGCCATTTCATAGCCAGTTTCTTCTTCTATTACTTTTTTAGTTTCTAGTACATTTATATCGCTAAATTCAATAGGTTTAAGAGTCTTAAAGTATAAGTCTAATGCTATATTATTAACAGATAAAATTGCATCAATACACTCGACTACTTGGTCTTGAAAGTTTTGTATTACAATAGAATCAAATAATTGAGTAGCAGTTTTAATTTCTTCTGCATTATTTCCCATGCCATCATTCCCTTCTCTAATACCTAGAAGCATTGGAGAGGTAACCCTATGACCTACGATAAGCTTTTTAAAGCATTCATCAGCTAAATAGGAATAATGAGCTGGAGCATCGTTTAAAGGAATGTCATCTACTGTTGTTTTGGATTCAGAATTGTTATTAAATGCAACAATTACTTTCTCTCCTCTGCTTCCTGTTAGTTTAGATAATACTTCTGCTTTTATAGATTGCATTTTTTCAGGATCAGGAACTCCGTTGTTAAAATTCACAACTTTAGTACCACTAAATCCATTTATACAATCATTAATTAAATAATCTCCTATTTCATCCTCTAATACAGCATAAGGCATTGCAGAACTCCAATCTGGAGAACTATAATAGTATTTACCAGCTTCGTAAGGCTTTAGTACATACATTTCTACCTCATTACCTTTTCCAAATCCAAATGCTGCTATTCTGTCTGGCTTTTCATTTGGTTTCATATTATCCCAATGATTGGAATAATACCAAGCTTCTATTTCTCCCTCTTCATTACATTTTTCAGCTCTTAGCGTTTCCATTGGGAAATGATGTACTTGTTTTACTTTTCCATCTTTATAAACTAGTTGGAATGCTGCCATTCCAAGTATTTTGTAGTCAGAGATAAATCTTCTTAAATCTTGCTTTTTAAACAACGACATCATTTGAGCGTACTGCTCTGGTCTTTTATCTCCATCGTGTGCAGCAAGTCCTTTACCATAAATCATGTTAGAAACCCCTATACAAATCGCTCTGTTAGTAGTAGAGTTGTTGTTTACATCAATTATATAGTTAAAATAATTATTATCCTCTCCATATTGGATGTAATTCTTGTTTTTTAACTCTACAACTACTGGAGCTGTATAGGCTGCTAAATTAGTTACGAAAAAATCGCTCATATTACTACATATTCGTTAGTGGTTACATTCTCTGTATAGACATCTTTGTTAATCGTATAAGTACTAACTGCTTGGTCTGTACAAAAAAGCATATCTCTATAAACTATTGAAGTGCCATTTAACACTTTTAAAGTGTAAAATCTACCTTCTACTAGTACTGGAGAGAATGTTACGTTACCTTTTAAATAATATTTATCTTTTGTAAAAGTTAATCCAGCATAAGTAACTGGTTTGTTAGTATCTTGATCGGTAATAACTATACTAGATGCTGCATATTCACGAGGAATAAACTTCAATTCTTGAGCATTTGTAGTAGTAGTTAGTATAATCATTCAATTCCTTTTTTAATAAACACCAAAAGGCTAAAACTGTTATATAAAAAAAGGCAAAACTTGAAGTAATGCCTTTAGTTTATTTATAAAATTAAAGATTAAGTACCTACTACAATTACTGTATTTGTAGTATCTCCTATTATAGATGGTAGCATAAAATTAGCTGGAGATTTCTCTGTTCCAGTTAATGTTAAGTTATATCCATTTAAATCTCCCATTCCAGCACCAGTTGCAGTATTAACTGCTACTTCAACTCCATTTTCTATTCCAGCTAAATAATAGTTTCCATTATAATCCTCTATTATAATTTGTGGTCTTCCGTAAGAAAGTAATTTTAATTGAGCTGTAGTTGCTTTATCTTGTTTCTTTAAAACAATAGTTCCTGATTGAGTCCAAAAACTCGTTCCGTTCTCTCTTGAATTTTCATTAGTCTGATCGAAAGAGTTAGCTCCTTTTAAATCATACTTATAAAAAGTAAGAGCAGCTGCAAAAGCAGAAACTTCTCCATCAGCTGAAATTGTTGCTGTTGTTAATAGATTAGGGGTGTAAGCACCTCCAATGTAAATAGCTGTTATGCCACCTACAGAGTCCTTACATGGTTCTAATCTTCCAGCTGTAATATCACATGCCATCCGTTATATGTATTATAACTCTTTGGGTATCAAGTAATTACAAGATACCCTTTAAGTTGGTTAGTATTAATTTATTAATTATCCAGCATAGTAAACTACGTTTGCACCTACTCCGATTTGTACAGCAGCAGTAAATCTCATTACGATTCTTACATTTTGCGATCCATCGATTGGAGTTTGGTCTATTACTCTAACTTCATTGTAGTCAGATAATAATCCAGTACCAAAGAATAAATTGCTAGTTTCAGCAGCTATCATTGTGTTGTCGCTCATACCTCTAGCTACAAAGATTGGAATACCTCCGAAAGATAAACTTCCGTTGTTATACCATTGTGTACCTTTGTTATCAGAACCAGCAGCTCCAATAGTAGCAGTAAATCCACCTAAAGCTCTAATGTATAATTTAGCAGCTTTGTTAGATACGTATAATTTTAAATCTTCTTTTCCAAATAATGTATTAGGAATAGCATCTACTGTATCTTGCATTTTATCAATGATATTTGTAGCAGTTAAAGCAGCAGCTCCAGCTACATCAATTACAGTTGCATCAGCAGCAGCAAGAGTTTCAAGTCCATTGTACTCTCCAGCTTGTGCGCCACCTAAGTTACCAGTCCAGATATTAATTTCGTTTTGTGCTGCTACTTTAGCTGCAACATAACCAATTAAGTATTCTGAGAATGAAGTTGGTAATCCGTTGTTATTAAATGCAGAGTAACCCATTTGAATCGCATCCCATGTGTTAAGGAAGTCTGATTTACATAAGTTTAAGTTCACTTGGAACTCTTCTGGTTGTAATACTACTTCTGAAAGTGTTACAGAAGAAGAAGCTGTGAAATCACAAGTTCCATCTGCGATTAAATCTCCAGTTTCTACTTTTTGTATTACTTGTTTAAATTTTACATTTGGCATTACAGTAATACCACCATCATCAATAGTAGATGCAGAAAGTAAAGCTGCAGAAATATATTTTCCACTGAATTCTCCAGCATACGAGCTAGAAATTGTTACTGTAGTCGCTAAGTCTGTTCTTTTTGACATAATTTTAATTTTTTAAATATTAGTTGTTGTTAAATAATCTTGCAAACACTCTGTCTTGAGTATTCATTGGTCTGTTTTGAGCATAATTTCTATGCTCTACTTTGTTTTTACTTTCTGGATTGTGCTTGATAGCAGACAATTCTACCTCATCGTTTACTTCAATTTCTGAAGCTTCTACCTTGTTTTCCTTGTCAGCTTTTAAATCAGCAATAGCATCCTCTAAGTTTTTGATTCTTTTTTCCATGCCTTCCCAATCCTGAACATCTGCTTCTTCAGCTGCTTGTACTTCTTCTACTACAGGAGCTTCTACAACTTCTTCAACTTCCTCCTCTACGGATTCTTTCATTTCAGCAATTATTCCATCCTCTTCAACTACTAGCATCATGCCATCATCTAAAAGGTACTCTCCAGCTGGAACAGCTATTCTTTCATCTTCATCGGTTACAATAAAGACCTCTCTACCAGCTTCAAAAGCATCTGCTTCGAATCGAGTGCCATTTTCTAGCATTTTCTCTTCAAGCTGAACTTCTAAACCAAGTAAAGCTCTCACTTTGTTTAATTTGTCTGTTGACTTCATATATATATAATTATTGATTAATTACTTTTTTTAATAAACACCATTCTATTATTCCTGTTGTAATTTGTCTTGATTCTCAGACATTATAAAACCACTATTATTTTCTAATCGCATAAAGTCCTCAAAGTTTTGCCCTGTTGTTGAGCCTATGCCTTGATTTTGTAAATCTCCATTACAGCATTTAGAGTTGTATGTTCCATCCTTACATAAGCATCCTCTTCTACCACCTCTTGGAGAGGTTCTACTTACTGTTGGTCTTTGATTCCTTGAGTACATCTATTATTTCTTTTAGTAGTTTATCATCTTCGCTATAAGTATCTTTTTGCTTAT